CAATAACCCCCTATTGACACCCCTCCCGATAATTCAATTAACGACATGAGCAACCCCACCGTCCAGATCGCCGCCCGCAACACCGCTGGCATTGTCCAGCCCGTCCAAGCCACATCAGATGGGGCTCTGCGGGTAACCACCGGATTCGCGCTCCCCGCCTACGACAGATTCCGAGTCGTCAGAATCGGGGCAACCAACAACACAGATTACACGGAATACTCCTTCGCCGGAACCCCCGTCGCCCGCATCAAGATGACTTACTTCGGCGGCGTCCCCACCACCGACAACGCCCAGTTTGAGGAGTCCTTCATCCAGTATCCGCCCTTCGCCTAATGTCCCAGATCGCCTTCGATCCCCTCACCGGCAACCTCATCAGCACCACCGCCCAGGTGGCGCAGCTCGACAGCTCCGGCCAAATCTCCGGCACGATGATTCCCGACGAGTTCGACGATGTGCAACGCTTCGACTCCGTGGCCGACTTCCCCGCCGAGGGCGTCGTGGCCCGCATCTATTTTTCCGCAGACAACAATGTCCCACACCGTTGGGATGTCGAAACCCTTTCCTACATACCCATCGTCGCCGATTCGGACGGCGGTGAGTTTTAGGACTAACCCCGCAGTAACAACCCCAATACCCCTAAAACATCATGGCAAATATCAGAATCAAACGCCGCTTGACCGGCGCAGCAGGAGCCCCCGCAAGTCTTCTTTCGGGTGAGCCAGCGTATAACAAAGTTGACGGCATCCTCTACATCGGCGACGGCTCCGCAGTCGTGCCAGTCGGTGGTGCTCACTACGCGACCGCAGCAGCCCTCGCCAGCGAGAGCAGCGCCCGCACATCGGCAATCTCCTCGGAGAACTCCCGTGCCGTTGCAGCGGAGCAAGCCCTCGGCACACGCATCGACAATGTCCTCAGCAATGTTGACGGCGCAGCCCTCGACTCCCTCACGGAAGTTGTCTCGGCCTTCCAATCGGCAGACAGCACGCTGAATGGTGCCATCACCAGCCTCGCTACCAGCGCCTCCTCGGCCCTCACAGCCGAAGTCAACCGCGCCACCGCAGCCGAAGGCGTCATCGCCGCCAATCTCGCCACCGAGATCAGCGACCGCGCTGCTGCCATCACGACCGTCCAATCGAACATCAACACCGTTGCAGGCAATCTCTCCACAGAGACCTCCGCTCGCACCAGTGCTGATTCCACATTGACCTCGAACCTCTCGAGCGAAATCTCGCGTGCGACCGCCGCTGAAGGCGTCATCGCCGCCAATTTGGCGACCGAGATCACGGATCGTGCCTCAGCAGTGACCGCAGTGACCAACTCGCTGAACAGCGAGATTTCACGCGCCACAGCAGCCGAAAATTCTCTCGATTCGCGTTTGGACGCCATCGAAGCCGAGATCGACGGCGGCAGCTTCTAAGCTCCCCTCCCTCCCCACAGCGGCGGTGCGGTTCCAACCCGCCCGCCGCCCCAGGGGCCCTTTCTTAAAACTTAATCCTTAAAACTTAAAACTTCCCAAATGGCCACGGTCATAAAACTCCTCCGCAGCACGGTAGCAGGCCGAGTCCCTACCGCCGCGCAAGTGGCGCAAGGGAGCCTCGCCATCAACTTGGCCGACCGCCGACTTTACAGCAAAGACCACACCAACGAAGTTTTCCGCCTCGCCCGCCCCCGCGACCCCTCGGACTACCAACTCCTCCACGCCGCAGACGGCAACCACCTCTACCTCGGCCGCCTCGCCTGGGCAGACTACCCCGCCTCCGGCCCCGCCGAGGACGCCACCGCCTGGACGGTCTACAAAATCACCACCAACTCCGCAGGCGATGTCGTCTCGGAGCAATCCGCCACCGGCGCGTGGTCAAACAAAACCAACCTCCAATTTTCTTAAACCCAAAAAATCCAAACACCATGAACGCTACAGCACCCATCGAAATCAACGGCAGACAATACCCAAAATTTTCGCTCAATTTGGCCATATCGGGCCGGTATCTGGGCGATGGTTCTTCAGACGCCAATGTCGCCATGCGTTTGGTCCCCACTTGCATTGAAAACGGAGAGGTCATAACTGCTGACGCCGAGGCCAAGGGCATCGCTCTCGGATCACTGGCAGGTGCAGACGCCGCAACTCAGCAGGCCGTAGGCGCGATCCAAGCCGCCCTCCAATCCTACATCACCGCGAAAGGACTTTAATTATGGCAACCTACTTTGCCCGCAAAGCCGGGAACATAAACGCCGCCGATGTCTGGGCTACCGCGCCCGCCGGAACGGCAGCGGCGGTCACATTCGCCAGCGGCGATGTCCTCATGGCCAATTCATTCGCCATCACGGTCAATGTGTCGCTTGACCTTGGCGGCACGGGGCAACTTCGCAACGACACCACAGGGGGAGCAACAGGAGGCGGAGGATTCACGCTCTCGGACGGAATTACGCTCACGGCAAATATCTTTGCAGGCACAACCACCGTTGCTTGTGTGACAGCCAATCCGTCTACCAACATATTTATTGTGGGGAATGTTACGGGCGGAACTGGCGGATCAAGCTCTGCTCATGGAGTTGTTACCGGAATAAATACAGGGACACTAACAATAACTGGTAACCTAACAGGCGGTGCAGGGTTGTCAGCGGGAACTGCCGCTGTTAGCAATGTGGCTGCCATATTGGTTGTGGTTGGAAATGTCACAGGCGCGTCTAACACTTCATTTGGAACAGGCGAGGGAATCCGCCTAACTGGGGCCGGTAATTGCACGATAACTGGAAATGTGACGGGTGGTGCGTTTTCCACAAATTATGGTGTAAGAGCAACTTCAACAGGCAATACAACTGTTGTAGGTCAAGCCATCGGTGGCGTTGCCGCACCTGCAATCAACAACGAATCCACGGGTCAAGTCACCGTAACCCGCGCAGTCGGCAACGGCTTTGGTGGTGGCTCTGTTGGGTTGTCCGCAGCGGTCGGCGTAAGCAATGTGGTGAGTCAATCGTCCATTACAATCGTTGAGCAAATCGAATTTGGAACCCTTGGCCAAAGCCCAGTCAATGGCCGCATCCGCCTCAAAAAAATGGGAACTAATGTGGCCGTCTTCAACTTCTGCGACACCGCAGGCGCAAAGACACTCATCGACGCAACGCAAAACGCCGCAATGCCCGCCGCCAGCAATGTGCGCAGCGGCGTGAGCTACGCGAGCGGTGCTCTAATCGGATCGTGCGAAGTGCCAGCCGCTTCGTCGGTGGCTTTTGGCGTCTCTGTTGACAACACAACAGGCACAGCCTTACTCACAGGCGCAGCCGTAGCAGCATCCGTGTGGGGAGCGGCAACACGCTCCATAACGGGTGGCACGGTTGATACCCTCACCAACCCGCCGACCGTGCCAACGGTCGTCCAAATTCGCCAAGAGATGGACAGCAATTCCACCAAGCTCGCAAACCTTGACGCCACCGTCTCAAGCCGCCTCGCGCCATCCGGCACACTGGCAGTCGTCACGACATTGACCAACGCGCCAACCGTCCCAAGCGCCGCTTCAATCCGTGCTGAAATCGACAGCAACAGCACACAGCTCGCAGCCATCAAGGCAAAGACAGACAATCTCCCCGCCTCGCCAGCAGCGACCGGAGACATTCCTACAGCCGCGCAGAACGCCACCGCCGTCTGGTCCAAACCGGCAAATGAATTGACGGTGGCAGACTCCATCGGTGAACGCGCAAAGCAACAAAGCACGGTATCAATTACTGGCGCTCAACTCGCAGCCGCCCTCAGCTAATGGACACTCACCAAGCCACCGCCTCGTTCACCGGCCTGCTTGCTACGGCGACGGGGCTCACGGTCTCCATGCTGCCGGAGCTTGAAGCATGGCTGCGTGTGGCCTCGCTCGTCATCGGCTGCGCAGTCGGCCTCGCCTCGCTCTATGCCATCCTCAGAAACAAAAAGCACCCCCATGAATAACATCCTCGCCCGCCTCAAAGAAAAATCCACCTACGCTGGCCTCGCCGCACTCCTCAGCGCATTCGGCCTCGTCATCGACCCCGCCTTGTTTGGCCATGCCTCGACAATTCTGATCTCCCTCGTTGGCCTCTACGAAATTGTCCGCCGGGAAAAGAAGTAATGATCCACCCCGCCCAGATCGTCACCGGCCTCCTGGCCACGGCGTTTGCCGTAGGAGCCCTCCTACTCCTCGGCGGATGCAGCACTCTCGGCGTCTCGCTCCAGACGGACTACGGACAATTTTCCTACACGCTCCCCGAGGTGCCAGCCCTCAAGGATAAATGACCACAGAGGACACAGAGAGCACAGAGGTAGAACTTAAAACTTAATTCTTAAAACTCCTGATGCTCCCCCCGAGCCGTCCCCAACAAGCCAAGTCTAAAACGCAAGCCCTGCTCACCAAGGCCCGCGTGGATGATGCCGTGGCGCTGGTGGGCATTCGTGGCTACTACCGCGACAGCATGGGAGTGTCAGGCGAGAATGACCGGGGCATCTACGACGACGCCATTTTCCTTGTCTCGCCAAACGCCTACGCCACCTTCAACGCCAACACCGATCCGAGCGTGAAGCGCCAAGGCATCGCTGTTCTAAAGCCTGGCGTGCATCGCTACCGCAAGGGCAAGCATGGCCTCAGTAAGCCCGGCGGCGGCTACCCCGCCCTCCGCCCCGCAAACCCCGCCGAAGAACTCCCCGTGACCCGTGACGGC